TGTAGATTTAGGTATCAAAAGATATGACAACAGGGGAACTACATCAAAAATAATAAGTTAAATGAATATATATACTAATTCAAATAGCGCTTTTCCAAGTCAAGTAGTTAGCGATCAAGAAAAAGCTAGCTGGGAATACGGCAGTCAAGTAGCTATGGCTATTGAGTATGAATGGTTTAAATCTGGTAGGTTAAATGGTAATAGATATTTAACTAATTGGAATAATTTTAACACTCTTAGATTATATGCTAGAGGTGAGCAACCTGTTCAAAAATACAAAGATGAATTATCTATAAATGGTGATTTGTCTTATTTAAATTTAGACTGGAAGCCAGTACCTATTTTATCTAAATTTGTAGACATTGTAGTGAACGGTATATCTTCAAAAGCTTATGAAATAAAGGCTTACGCTCAAGATCCTTCTTCTGTTAAAAAAAGAACTTCATATGCTTCTAAGATGTATGAAGATATGTTAGCTAAAAACTATATTAACAGTATAAAAAATACACTAGGAATTGATTTATATCAAACTCCAAATCCAGATGTAATACCAGAGTCAGAAGAAGAATTAGAACTTCACATGCAATTGAGTTACAAGCAAGCTATAGAAATAGCTGAAGAAGAAGCTATTACTTCTATAATGGCTCAAAATAAATACGATCTAATAAGACGTAGGTTAAATATGGATTTAGCTGTTTGTGGTATTGCGGCTGCTAAAACAAATTTCAACACGGCCAACGGTGTAACTTTAGATTACGTCGACCCTGCGTATATGGTTTATTCTTATACAGAAGACCCTAACTTTGAGGATATATATTATGTAGGTGAAATAAAATCAATAACAATACCAGAACTTAAAAAAGAGTTTCCAAATATATCTGAAGAAGAATTAAAAAGAATACAAGCCATGCCAGGCAATAGACAATATGTAACTGGTTGGGGTGGTTATGATGAAAACACAGTGCAAGTTTTATATTTTGATTATAAAACATATCATAATCAAGTATTTAAAATAAAACAAACAGATCAAGGTTTATTAAAGGCTATTGAAAAACCAGACACGTTTGATCCACCTGAAAATGACATGTTTGAAAGAGTTTCAAGATCTATAGAAGTTTTATATAGCGGAGCTAAAGTTTTAGGAACTGATACTTTACTTAAGTGGGAATTAGCAGAAAACATGTCAAGACCTTATGCTGATACTACAAAAGTAGAAATGAATTACACTATTTGCGCTCCTCGTATGTACAAAGGACGTATTGACTCTTTAGTCAGCAAGTGTGTTGGTTTTGCTGATATGATTCAAATAACTCATTTGAAGTTACAACAAGTTCTAGCTAGAATGGTGCCAGATGGTGTTTATTTAGACATGGATGGTTTAGCCGAAGTTGATCTAGGTAATGGAACTAACTATAATCCAGCTGAAGCATTAAACATGTATTTTCAAACAGGTTCTATAGTAGGTAGATCTTTAACTCAAGATGGTGAATTAAATAGAGGAAAAGTACCTATTCAAGAACTTCAAACTAGTAGTGGTGGTGCTAAAATACAAAGTCTAATAACAACGTATCAATATTACTTACAAATGATACGTGATGTTACGGGATTAAATGAAGCAAGAGATGGTAGTTTACCTGATAGAAATACATTAGTAGGTTTGCAGAAACTAGCCGCAACTGCTTCTAATACAGCCACGAAGCATATAAATCAATCTAGCTTATATATAACTCTTAGACTAGCTGAAAATATAGCATTAAAAATAGCAGATGCGTTAGATTTCCCATTAACAGCTGAATCGTTAAAAAACTCGATATCTGTGTTTAACGTTGAAACTCTAAGTCAAATAGAAGATTTAAATTTACATGATTTTGGTATATTCTTAGAACTTGAACCTGACGAAGAAGAGCAGGCAAAGCTAGAACAAAATATACAAATAGCGCTACAAGCTGGTAATATTGATTTAGACGACGCTATAGACTTAAGACAAATAAAAAATATCAAACTTGCAAATCAAATGCTTAAAATTAAGCGAAAAAGAAAGCAAGCTAAAGATATGGAAATTCAGCAGTCTAATATTAAAGCGCAAGCCGCTGCTCAAGCTGAAACAGCTGAAAAAACAGCTATGGCTGAAGTTCAAAAGCAAGAGGCAATATCAGGATCTAAAGTTCAATATGAGCAAGCTAGAACTGAAATGGAAATTAAAAAAATGGAAATACAGTCTCAGCTTGATCAGCAAAAAATGCAAATGCAGCATCAATTTAATATGCAGTTAAAACAAGCGGAACTACAGACTCAAGAGCAAAAAGAACAACAGAAAGAAGATAGAAAAGACAGGCGTATAAAAATGGAAGGTACGCAGCAAAGTAAAATGATAAGCCAAAGACAAACTGACGGTTTACCTGTAAACTTTGAAAACCCAAACCAATTACCAATGGTTTAATTATTTAATTATTTAATTATATTATATTATGTCAGAACAAACACAAGAAGCTGTAAAGCAAGAAGGTGATTTTAAGATAAAAAAGAAAACACCTAAAAAATTTAATGAAACAAAAGACAATATTACAAAAGTAAATGTTAATCCTAAAGAACCTTTGATTGAACTAGAATCAGATGTTAAAAAGGTGATAATAAAAAAAGAAGAAGACGATGCCATTCAAATCGGAGAAACAGAGAAGGTATCTGTGGAAGAACCATCCGGAGATAGCACAAAGATGGGAGAACCTGTACAAGAGTCCAACGAGACTACTGAAGGGTTTTCTCCGATCCAAGAAGTAACTGAAGCTGAAGTTAAACAAGTTGAAGCAGAAGTTAAAGAAGCTATAAGAGATGAAAAAATATTAGGCAAACCTTTGCCAGAGAATATTGAAAAACTGGTTTCTTTTATGGAAGAAACAGGTGGGACAATAGAAGATTATACTCGTCTAAATGCTGACTACAGTAATGTTGACGATAAAACTCTTATTAAAGAGTATTACAAAAAAAATAAACCCTATTTAGATTCTGAAGATCTTGATCTTTTGTTAGAAGATTTTGACTATGATGAAGACATCGATGAAGAAAGGGATATACGCAAAAAGAAACTTGCGTTTAAAGAAGAAGTTGCGAAAGCCAAAAGCTTTTTAGAAGAAACCAAGAGTAAGTATTACGACGAGATCAAGTTGAGACCGGGCGTTACTCAGGAACAACAAAAAGCTATGGATTTTTTCAATAGATACAACAAGGAGCAAGAACAAGCTGAGCAACAGCATCAAATGTTTAAGAATAATACAAAAAAGCTTTTTAGCGATGATTTCAAAGGTTTTGATATCAATGTTGGTGAAAAGAAATATAAGTATAATATTCAAAATGTTGATAAAGTTGCAGAAAGCCAGTCTAATATAACAAACCTCGTTGGGAAGTTCCTAGACGAAAACGGTAATGTTAAAGATGTTAGTGGCTATCACAAAGCTATTTATGCTGCTGAAAATGTAGATAAAATTGCGGCTCATTTTTATGAGCAAGGAAAAGCAGACGCTGTAAAAGACGTCATAAACAAATCAAAAAACTTAAGTGACACTAAAGCTAGGACTACTCAAGGAGATGTGTTTATTGGCGGTATGAAAGTTAAGTCTATTTCAGGTGCAGATTCTACAAAACTTA